GGACGGTGCGGTAGACGTATTCGGCTGGTCCACCAACAACAGCGCAAACCTCCCAATAACCATCGCCAAGTCCGTGAGGCCAGCGCCGTTTAAACTCCCCACCCGCCTCCTCATGCTCATAAAGCGCAGCCTTTTCCTCGTCGGTCAGCAGGCCGTAAGGCACCCGGTTGTTGGTCATGTCGATGGTCATTTGCGGGCCTTCAGCATGGCGTCAGCGATCCTGTATACCTTGCGCGCAAACAGCATCTCTTTTGTTTTATCATCCTCTCTAATGTCCTCCATATTGCAGGTGGGGATGACACCCGCCAGCGCCTGACCCGCGAACCAGTCGCGCAGGGTCATGCCAGTGGCGTTGAAGTATGCTGAGTTCGGCTCAAGCTGCGGAAACGCAGGCCCGCCATCGTCTTTCGTGTTGCTCATTTCCCTCTCCTCGCTGGACAGGTTCGACCTTGATTGCAGTTGTTGTTACAGGGTGGGCAGGTCTGTTGGGTCATGGCAGCATCTCCACTTCAACAGGCACAACCTCACATTCGAGATTATGGTCATAATCCAAGGAGTTACTGATTGGGACGATGGCTAATTTACAGGCTGCTTCATTCATAAAAGGCACGCCATAGATTGTCCCATCAATGGGTCCACCGTGCACTGTGATCCACAGGATGGCTATGAGTGTTTCTGTTGCTGGAGCCATGATTACCAGCCCAGTCCATGGCCAATAAGCATAAGCCCGTAGCCAATCCCAAAGAGGGAAATTGCTGCGATAAAGTCTTGCATTTATTTGAGTCTCCGGGGTTTCATGTGCAGCATTTCTGCTGAGAGAACAGCCCTGAGATGATCAGCAATCTGATCTCGATCAGACACAGACCAGCGTTTGCGATGCAGGATGTTCTCTAGGATATGGACTGCAGCTGCTTCCATCCGAGCTGTCATTAGCTCGATTTGGTTCATGTCTGGCAGTCGCTTCTTGGGTATATGATTGGGTGAATTTGCTGTCATGATCTGCCCAGCTTTAAGGGGGTCACATCAAGACGCTTGCACCATTGACGAACAGTCTCAGGGTGCATGGAGCTAAGCTTAGCAGCTGCTGGGACACCCAAGGCTTGGGCATGAGAGACAGCTATGTGGCGGTATTCATCGGGAATACCGTAGTCAGGATGGAACGGCTTCATGGGGATCTCATTTGATTAGAGAGGCTTTCTCCGATGGAGGGAAACCAACGGAGAAAGAAGATCCTGGGAGCGTTTATGGTTTGTCTTCTTTGATCATCTTGAGAACGAACCAAACAAGCAGAACCAAAAACGCAAACACCAAGATTGGCACAAAGATAAAATGAAGTGCGACCAAGATAGGCCACAGGATTACAAGTCCTGTGGCCACCAAGATTGCTTTGATCCAATCAAGCACTTTGGTTTACTCGTTGGAGGTTTTCGCAAACGAGAAGATCGAACCAGCGGGTTTAGCTTCTGGTTCCATTGCAGAAGGCTCATTGGCTTCAAAAGCAGGGACAGGAGTCATGCTGACAACTTCAGCTGAAGTTGCTTTGAAACCACTGCTGTCGATAGAGACAGACCCAGCAACAGACGCTGTTTTGGTGGCCTGCTGGATATCGAGATTGGCAGTAAAGCCATTCTCACCACGACCTGCTTTGAGATCGATGACGATGGTTTGGCCTTCTTTGATCGAGATCTGATTGCGAACATACTGTTCGAGAGCAGAGATGATTTCGTCTTGGGACAGGATGACCTGCATGGGATGTTCCTTTGTTTAGGGATCTGACAGCTCTTCTATGGTGACTTCGACACGGGGATTGGTCTTGTCTATGCTGCCAAATCGATAGGTTATGTTGGGGAGGACTTTGAAGTTATCATCAGTGATTCTCCCGCTAGATACCAAGGTATCAGAGAAGAATTTATCGACGATTGAGCAGATATTCGCAACATCCAATTCACGCTTTGAAGGTGGAAATAGCGTGTAGATCAGGCTGATCTTAGTCAAAACAGGTAGAGATTTCAGAGATGGGATTACCATATCATGAAAGGTCTGTTTGGCTTTGTTCAGCGTATGATAATGGGCATTGCGGTATTGGTTCATGTTGAGAGAAAAGCTTTTAGCTTTGCTCACAGGAACTGAGATGGGCAGACTCAGAGTAAACAAAAAGCTGCTCCTGATAAGATCAAGAGCAGCCTAATGTTTAGATAAGATCAACGCAATATCTGCGTTAGATCATTTGGTTTTGATCAGGCGAAAAGAGACTTCTTCGGCTGATTCTGACCTTGGGTCGGAGGCATTCCAGGACGACCTGCAACACCACCATTGGTTCCAGCACCTTTGGAGCGGTTGCGGGTAACACCCTTGTTCTTGTCAGACCACTTGTCATGGAACACGGGTTCCTGAACGTTCTGGCGATACTCTGCCACAGTGCGTTTGGTCTCATGGTGGAAGAGCTTGTCGGTGACATTCTCATCACGGGTCTCACCCGTAGGAACGTAGTCACCGTCATCGTTCTTTTTGGTTTTGTCCACAGTTTGACGAACCAGACCAACCAGAACAGGTTTGTTCAGGAGATCTAGAATGACAGGGACATTCTGAGGAACGTCACGCTTCAGCTCATAGTCATAGAGCGCTACGACTTTCTCTTCGACAGTCTGCTCTGTCAGAGAGACACCTGTGGTCAGCAAGCACAGATCATCGACAGTGGTGAATCCCGGCAGCGGAGTGCGCTTGGTGGGATCCTTGGCATCGGTCGAGAAGTTCTCACCGTTCTTGTTGGTGATCCAGAAAGTCTCACGATGCTCACGGCCATTCATGTCAAACAGCACAGTGATGGATTGTGCGTTTGAGCTGGCAGATTTGCCTGCATAAGCGAGTTTCACTTTGGCAGGGTAGACTCCGGTCTCAAGGACAGAGTAGCCACCGAGACGGTCGCCAACTGCTTCAAGACCATCGGTGGTCAGATTTCCAAACATCTTCATGATGTCAGTTCCTTTCTTCTTTGGTTCTGGTTTAGGGTTATGCGTAATAGGTTTGCAGGTGCTTCAGAAGCGCACCAGCATCGTTGTCGATGTAGGTCTGCTCCCGTGTGAACATGCCCATAGGAGAGCGGATACGCTCACCAATGGTGGCTTTGGTCAGCTGGGTCTGGAACACATGCTTGTAACCAAGAAGTTGATCTTGCTCACTCACATGCAGAAGATCTGACTTGTAGTTTTCCAGATCTTTGAGGGTGACTTTCTTAGTGGAAACAACCGTCGAGAAGTAAGCTTCGACACCGTTGTTTTTGAGAGAGCCTTTGACGGGAACGTTGGTTTTCATCTCCATGGCTTTCTCGTCAAGCTCTTGACGGGTGTGAGCCAAGAAGATGACGGACTTGTCAGAAGAAGCCACTTTGTCTTGCATCAGGGTTTTGAAGAACTGAGCGTAGTTAGACCAAGCCTGCATGGTGTTTGCAGCGGTGAGCACATACACGCTCTCGTACATATCCATGAGGAAGGTCAGGGTATCGATGACGATGATGTCGATGTCTTTGTTGCCTTTGGCATGGTCAAAGGCTTCGAGAACTTGCATCGGGTCAGTGACGACATAGTTTTTGAACTTGTTGCGGAACGGGAGCTTTTTTCCTGCTTCGCAGTTGAGATACATTACTCGTTCGTGATTGGGCAGATTGATCAAGCTGGCTGATTTGCCAGAGCCTGACTCACCTGCGATCAGAACAAGCTGATCGTTGACGGTGTTTGTCATAGGGCATCCATTATAAATCTCTGAGTTATCTTGTTGATCAAGACGAACCAAAGAAAAGGCTGATGAGTTGATTCTGGTTCCCGACCAAGATTAACTGATCGGGAACCAATTCATGTCAGATCAGTTGGTTCAAATCAACTGATATTAGGGATGATATCAGGGAGAAGCATGTAGCTTCTTGGCCACTGTCACAAGGATCGTGGACCTGACTTCATCAATGGGAAGTGGGTTGGCAAGCCTTGCATTGAAGGCCAGAACAGCTTCTTCGACTTGATAAAATCCCATACCAGAATCGACCAGAGCCAAGGCAAACTTGATCATATGGTTGTTGCGATTGCCTGAGGCCATACGCTGAGCGAACCAACGTTCAAGGTTGTCGAGAGACTCAAGGTTCTGGATCGACTGACGGTATTGCTCGTTCTTGGAAGTCTTAGGGATAAACTTCAAAGCATCGAGCAGCTCACCATCATTGTAGTCATAGGTGCCTTTGTCAAAAGACTCCCACTTCTTGGCTCGTTGGTTCGCAGACTCGTCTGTCTTGAACGGGAGCCACTCCATCACGTTGTTCATGAATTCCTTGTAGTCATCATGATCGAGATGGAGTTCGTAGTTGATGGGGAGAACCAATCTGAAGCGATTGACTTCAGGGGTATGTCTTTTGGTCGTGTAGGTCATGAAGCGATAGTCCTTCATGAGATCTTGCACAGTGGACAAAGGCACATCACCGTCTACGTCGATGACGACCATGTTAAAGCCCTGGATCGTATTCTCCTCTGCACGGTGTCCCCGCTCAAAGCGGTGATTGGTCCAGTGCATTCCAGGAGCTTGGGTCAAGAGATGCAGCTTATCAAAGGGCGCTGGCTCATAGTGATAGTTGAAGGCAAAGTGATCCGAGTAAGAGAGGATCATCTTGCTCAAGTCAGTTTCTTTGAGCGTCTCGCCTGAATACAGCTCTATGCCGTCTTCGAAGCGTTTGCGAATGATGATATGCTGTTTGTAGCCCCATGCTGTGGCAAGGGTCATCATCTCTGTGCGAGCACTTTGTCCTGCCTTGTAGAAGGGCAGAGCCTCATGCAAGTCAGCATGGGTCAACTCAGTGCCACAAGCCGCTATGTATTTGGCCAGCTTCACATAGCTCTTCTCACGGTTCATGAGCTTCTGAAACGCTGTGCCAGACTCTTCCACAAGCTTCATAGCTGCGTGGAGATGATACATGGTGACTTCGTTGGATTCATCCACAAAGGCCAAAGCACCTGCAAGCTTGAGGGCTTTGAAGTAGCGATGCGAGATCTCCGCTTTGCGGATGTCTTCATGCTCAGCCATGAGGCTGGCTTTGCGTTCGCAGTCGATCTTGTAGGTTAGAAGCTCGATGCCAACATCATCTGCGACTGTCATGGTCCAGCCAAACTTGGCAGGATCAGCCAGGAGCGCAAAGTGATTGGCCCAAGAGCCAGTGACAGCAGAGTTCTGGGGTTGGATCATACGGTGATAGATCTCAGCCGCTGTGGCAGTGTCTGAGGCCCGTTTGTGCTCACCCCAAGCAAAGATACAGCGACGAGCGTAGCCGATCTCTAAGAAGGTGTAGAAGTGATCTTCTGTCTGGCCACCATCCAAGAGTTTGGAGGGGGTGCCAAACAACAGAGCATTGGTGGGAGTCTTGCCCTCGAGTTCTTCACCACGGGTGTTTTCAGCTGTGTTCTTGGT